GTCGGCCCACTCGATCTGGGCCGCGTCGATCTTCGCTTCGGTGATGTTGGCCAGCACGATGTCCGCCACATTCGCGGCCAAGGTCTGGATCTGCGCCCAGTCGATGTTCGCCCTGTTGATGTTCGCGGTGGTGATCTGCGCCTCGGCGATGGTGGCAATGGCCGCATACAGCTCGTCGGTCGTGATCCGCCCGGCGGCCAGATCCTCGATATACGCGCTGACCGCCGTCAGGTTCTGGGCGATCAGCTGCTCGATCGCGGCCACGCTGATCTGCGCGTAGCCGATGGACAGCGATCTGATCTTACTGCCGTCCATCGTGCCTTTGATGATCTTCGTGCCACTGAACGTCCCGTCCGCGATGTCGTAGCCGTATACGGGCACGTCCAGCTCCTCGATCACGCCCAGCGTGATCTTCTTGTAGCGGCCCCGGCCCTCGTTGGCCATGCCGTCCCACGTGTAGCCCGTCATGCGCAGCGCCGCGCTGATGCCGGTGCGCGTCGCGTAGACGTGCACGGTGTCATACATATGGATCGCCTGCAGGTCGGCATATGCTGCGTATTCCTCGGTGTTTTCGAGCGGCGTGAAGTCCACGTCGAGGCGCACCGTCGGCGCGTCGATGCCGGTCTCGAACTCGGCCTCGGCCAGCCGCTGCAGCTCCGCCCGTGCGTCCGCCTCGCTGGCGTAGATCCCCTTCTCCTCGTCCGCGTCCGCCGCCTTTTTGGCGACGGAGACGTCGTATTCGATGCGCTTCGCCCGCGCCACGGGGATCTCCGCCGCCCTCGGGCTGTCCACGTAGATCGTCCCGTCCAGATACAGCGGCTCGCCGTCCGCATCCTTGCCGACGGGCACCACCCGCGTGACCACCGTCGTCGTGTCGGTGGTCAGCACCGCGCCGTTGAGGTTCTTGCCGTGCCGGATCGTGACGCCCCGGTCGCGGTGCTCGTCCGGCAGGATGAATATGTCGTAGTTGTCGCGGATCAGCCGCCCCTTGGTGATCGGGACGATGCCGATCTCCTTCTCCAGCAGCGCCGAGACGATGCTCTTGCCGGTGTAGTCGGCGGTGACCTTGCCCTCCGCGCCGCAGATCAGCCGAAATCCGGTCTCGTTCAGCGCCTTGGTCATCAGCTCGCCGCAGACGTCCGCCGCCTCCACATCCTCGGGCGCGTACTCGTCCGGGATGATGTTGCCGGTCAAATCGTAAAAGATGTGCTCCGCTGTCACCTTGACGGTCGCGCTCGCGTCGTCCCGCTCCACGGTGACGATGCGGAACAGCTGCTCCCGCGTCTGCCGCGGCTGGATCACCTCGCCGGGCGTGTCGCCCTCGATGGTCTCCTGCTCGTCGCGCACGTGCGTCAGATAGCTCGAATACATCCAGCCCGTCGCGCCGCCCTCGCTGACGATCACCTCGAACCAGTTGCCGTCCTCGCCGATCTTGACCACTTCGGTGCCGTTTTTGTATCTCCCGATGATCTTGCCGCTGCTCGTCGAAGGCGCGGTGCGCAGCCGCAGCCGCGTGTTGACGTGCACCCGGTAGATGCTTCGCGTCACCGTCTGCGCGCCGGATCCCGCGCCGATCGAGACGAGCGGCGTCTCTCGGGCCGGTGCCGGCGCCTTGATGATCCGGTACTCGGCCAGCAGCCACCACTTGCCCGCCTTGTCCATCGGGTGCTCCATGGTCAGCTCATATTTGCCGCCCGCGATCTCCTCGATCTCATAGGAGAGCGGCTCCAAGGTTCCGAGGCCGAGCGAGGAGAAATCCGTCGCGTCCGCCGCGTGGATCGTGATCATGCCCCCGCCCCCTCGCTTAGTAGTATCGCCAGCGCGGCGTGATCACCACGCTGGTGACGCTGCCCGTCCAGCTCACATAGCTCGCGCCGCTGGCCAGCTTCGGGAAATCGTCCAGCGTCACGTGCGAATTGAGCAGCTGCGCCCCGTTCAGGCTCAGGCAGTCAAGCAGCTCGCTGTCCACGATGATGCCGCCGGAGATGCCCTCAAACTCCATGTAGCACGCGCCCACGGAGACGGTAAAGTCTCCGTGGGCGTAGATCGTGATCTTCGGCGCGCTGGGCGCGGTGCCGGGGTTCGTGATCCTCGTGCCGGAGCTGGTCACCGTGATGTCGTCCGGTTCCGGCGACACATACTCATACGGCTCCGCGTACAGCGTGATGCCGAAGAGCCGGTCGGAGAAGCCCGGCACCCACGCCGAAAAGCTGATCGCGTCCGTGATCCGCGCGCGGAAGCGCCGTCCGGGCGCGTCGCTCTGCGTCCACCAGCCGGATCCGCGCAGCCATTTCTTGATGGCGTCCAGCTCCGCCACCGTCACGCCCTGCTCGTAGGGAAGATAGCATTCGCACAGCATCGTCTCCTCGTTCAGTGCGCCGTCGTCGATCGTCAGCACGCCGTCGCGGCCCGTCACCACCTGCGTGGTCACCCGCTGCGCCGCGCTGAATCGGGCGGGCAGCCGCGTCACGCATACGCCCATGCTGTCGCTGGAGACGCCGTTCCACGTGAAAGATAGATCACTCATCTGCCCCGCCCCCTGTTCACGCTCATTGTGTACTGCGTCGTCTTCTTGAGGATGCTAACCGCGTCCTCCTCGCTCTTGACGGTCGCGTTTGGAAAATTGAAGCTGTAAGTCGGCCCGCCCGCCGCCGTGCCGGAGCTCTCCCCGGCCGCCGCGCGCGCCGCCTCGCCGCCGATCCGCCGCGCCGTCGTCCGCGCGTCCTTCAGCGCGCTGGTGTCCGTCATCCGCATCAGCGTCGCGGCTACCTCTTTCGAGCTGTCTTTGAGGCCCAGCGCGAGGCCCTCGCCGATCATCTGGCCGTTCCATCGGAACACCCTCGACGGCGAGTGGATCTGCAGCGTGCTGCGGAAGGCGTTGTTCGCCGCGTTCGCCACGTCCGTGGCCGCGGAGACGACCTGCCCCTCGCTGGCACGGATGCCGCTCGCCACGCCGCTGTCCATCGCCGCGCCCGCGCTGCGTCCGCCGCTCTCCAGCGTTCCGGAGGCCGTCGATGTGGCCTCGCCCGCGACGCTGTCCGCCGCGCCGGTCACCTCGCCGCTGCCTGCGGCCACGCCCTCGGAGAGCGCCGCGTCCCACGCGGTGCCTGCGGCAGACCATTCCTCGTCGCTCGCGCCGAGATAGTCCTGCATGTTGCCCGTGATCATGGCCAGCATGGCGTCCACGCTGGATAGGTCGAAGCCCTCCAGCCCGGCCAGCATCTCATTATCGAGCATGCCGGCGAACGCCGTGCCGAGGGCGTTCCCCTCCATGGCACTCTGCAGCTCGCTGGCGATGTCGATCTGGCCATTGCCCCACACCTCGCGCAGCGCGCCGCGCACGGCCTCGTCCATCTGGGCCGGATCGCCCATCGCGGCCTTCGTCAGCTCCGCCACGTCGATGCCGTTCTGTTCGAGGTTCGAAATCATCCCCGCGCTCAGATCGTCGAAGGTCAGCGTGCCGGTGTCCGCCGTCAGCGCGTCCGCCGCCTCCTGCGCGAGGTTGACCTTGCTCATCGCGTCGATCAGCGGCTGCACCTCGTCCGGGTAGTTCTGGGCGAGGCCTTGGAACATCTCCTGATAGTTCTGCAGCAGGCCGAGCTGCATCTGCCGCTTCTCGGCGTCGCTTCCGCTGATCGCCTCGTCGATCTTCGCCTGCGCGTTCGCGTGCGCGGTTTTGATCGCCTCGGCGTTGCCGTCGGCCAGCTGCACGGCCTCTGTCTCCTGCCGCCGCAGCTCTGCGATCTTGTCCTGCGTCGCCGTTTCGATTCCGGCCACGCCGCTCTCGTACTGGCTCCGCTCATATGCGAAGCCGCGCCCCACGGTCTCCTCGTCAGTCGTCGCGCCGGCCTTGACCACCGCTGCGGCGGTCTCGCCCTCCGTCATGCCGAGCTGGTTCTCGGCGTAGCCCATCTTTTCCAAAAGGGCGTTCGTCCGCGTCTCCAGCTCATCGATCACGCCGTGCGCGGCCTCCACCTTCGCGGTGCTCTGTCCGGCGTAGGTGTCGACAAACGTCAGCGCCTCCTCGTTCAGGGCCTGCAGCTCGGCGCGGCTCGTCTGCGCGTTCGCGGTGATCTCCGCGGCCTTCGTGACATACGTGTCATAGTCGATAAAGCCGTTGTCCAGCAGGTTCTTGAGGTTCTGCTGTTCCTCGCTTTCCTTCAGATCGACCTCGGAGATCAGGTTGTTGTAGTATTCGTTGATCTTGTCGTTGACGGCCTGCTTCTGTTCCGGCGTGTCGGGCATGCCGTCCGTGAGCCATGTGTAGATGTCGTTGTAGAGCTGCGAGGCCTCCTGCTGATAGTTGGCCGTGACGGATACGTCCACCTCGACGTCCTGATTCAGCGATTCCGCGCCGCGCTTGAACGCCTCCAGCCCGTCGGAGTTGGCCTCCATCAGGTCGTTCTTCAATTTTGTCACTTCGGATCGGTCGCGCGTCGCCCACTGATTGAGCGCGGCCAGACCGGCCACCGCCGCCGTGATCCAGCCCACCGGGCCCGCCGCCACCGCGCCGAGGCCGCCCAGCGAGCCGAGCATGGTGCCGATCGAGGCCAGCCCCGTCACCAGTTTGCCGCCGATGATCAGGAGCGGCCCCGCCGCCGCGGCCAGACCGCCCGCCGTGACGATGGTGTGGCGCATCCCCTCGTCGAGGCTGCCGAACCACCGCACCGCCTCGGCCAGCCAGTTGGCGGCGTTCTGCACGTCCGGCGCCAGCGTCTCGCCGATGGCGATCGCCGCGCCCTCCGCCGCGCTGGAAAGGCTGCGCATCGCGCCGCCGATGCCGCCCTCCATGATGTCGGCCATGTCCTCCGCCGCGCCGCGGCTGTTGGCGATCTCGGCGGAGAGCTCGCGGAAGCGGTCGCCGCATCCGGCCAGCAGCGCCTGCGCCGCCGCCAGATCCGTCTTGTTGAACAGGTCGTTGAGGATGCCGGTCTTCTCGGCGTCCGTCATCGTCTCCATGCTCGTGGAGAGCTCCGTGAAGATGTCGTCGAGGCTCCGGATACGTCCCTCTGCGTCATATACGCCGTTCGTGTATTTCTCCAGCGCTTTCGCGCCTTCGGTCGTCGGGTTCTGCAGGCTCAAAAGCACGTTTCTGAGGTGCGTGCCGCCCTCGGCGCCCTTGATGCCGGCGTCGGCCAGAATGCCGAGCTCGGCATTCATTTCCGCCGTGCCGCCGGCCATGTTCTTGGCCGTGCCGCCCACGGTCAGAATGGCCTCGCCCAGCTGCGCCACGTTCGTGTTCGATTTCTGGGATGTCCGCGCCAGCTGGTCGGCGAACTCCGGCAGGCGCTCCATCTCGATTCCGAGCGCGCTCATGCTGTCGGTCACGAGGTCGGATGCGTAGGCCAGATCCAGCCCGCCCGCCTGCGCCAGCCGCAGCACCGTCGGCAGCGCCGTGATCGCCTGATCGGCGTCATATCCGGCCAGCGCCAGATAGTTGAGCGCCTCGGCGCTCTGGCTCGCCGTGTATCTCGTCTCCGCGCCGTATTTCTTCGCGGCCTCGGTCAGCTTCTCCGTGTCCTCCTCGGAGGCGTTCATGGTGGCCCGCACCTGCCGCATGGCGTCGTCAAAGGACATAAACTGCTGCGTGGCCTTCGCGCCCATGCCGAGGATGGCGGGCGTGAGCGTCAGCGTCATGGTCTTGCCGATCGATGTCATCGTCTGGCCGAGCGCTGCCATCTTGTCGTTCATGGAAAGGCCGTCGCTGCGGAAGGTCTCCATCAGCGTCCGGCTCTGTTTCAGTGCGCCGTCAAATTTCGACGTGTCCAGCGTCAAAGCGGCGGCCACCGTTCCGGCGTTCAGCGCCATCGTGATCCCCCCTTATTTCACGCCCAGCTGCTTGAGCAGGGCGCGGTTGTCGCTCGTCTTCGGGATCGCCAGCGCGTCGCCGTTCCGGAGCCGCGCGATCACATACGCGATCGCCTCGTCCGCGCACCACGCCTCATACGGATCCTCAATCCCCCACAGCTCCGCCGCCCTGCAGTGGAGCAGCTGCGTCATGTTCGCCGTCTCGATCGCGCTTGCTGCCGCGAAATCGGGCCAGCCCGGTGACGCCTCCCAGCACCCATGCGTAGATCTCCATGTACTGATCGTCCGTCAGGCTCACGCCCTCGGCCTCCAGCTGCTCCATCGTCGGCTCCACCAGCGCCCGCGATGCCAGCGTGTGCATGGCCTCGGAGGTGGTCTTCTGATCGAGCTGCGCCAGCTCCGTCGGGTTCGCTTGGAACAGCTTCGCCACCGCGCCGATCAGTGGGTTCGGGATCCAGTCTTTCACGACCATCTCCGTCAGGCCCAGCCGCCGCAGCTTCACGCGCATGAGCCCGTTGCCGTCCCAGTCGCGGATCAGCACCTCCTCGGCCTTCGCCCGCTGTATCGCCTCCTGCCAGCTCCTGCTGATCCTCGCCGTCTGCTTTGCCATGATAACCGCTCCTTTCCCTGCGTGTTTTCACGTTCGCGCCGCCTTCGCGGCGCACACGTCAAAACGCGCAAATTCGGCACCCGTGGCCGCGCTGGCCTCGGGTGCCGTTGGTTTGCATGTGTTTAGTTGCCCGCGGTGACCTCGGGCAGGCTTTCCACCGGGGTGACCTCCATCGCGGAGGATCCCTTCGGCGGGCGGCTGTTGATGGTGTAGCGCAGCGTCGTAAACTGTCCGTCCTGACCGCCGCCGCCGACCGGCGTGCCCTTGCAGCCCACGAACTTCCAGCAGTGGTAGGTCACCACGTCGCCGTCGGTGTCGCGGTCGCTGGTGTAGAGTTCCAGAGTGAACTTCTTCCGTGTGACGGCGGATCCCGCCACGGGGCTCGCGTACTTCGTCCACTCGTCGCCGGAGCCGGTCAGCGTGCCGCCGTCCACCAGCGCGTAGAATTCGGCGATGAAGCGCTGATCCTCGACGTTCAGGTCGTAGCCCTTGACCAGGTCATCCGTTTTGAGCAGGCCCATGACCGTGTTCCGCACGCGCTGCTCCACCTCGTTGCCGTTGGAAAGCGCCGGCGTGTACTGACAGTTGGTGGAGGTCTCGAACACGTAGGTCTTGCCGCCCGTGCCCTCCTCCGTCACCTTGATCCTCTCCACGTTGGCGATGTTGTTGCCGGTGTAGATAGGCATGTATATTCCCCCCTTTTTACAGTGTGCAGAGCGCCGACAGCTCCACCGTCGCGCCCCGCGCCTTTTTCTCGTCGTCGAAAAACTCGTCGCTCACGTTGCCCGTGCACCGCGGCGTCTTCAGCGGCGCGAGCGCGTCGCTGATCCGCGCCACAAATCCGGCCAGATCGCCGGGCCGCGCCTCCGGCACATAGGCCGTCACATAGTAAATGCGCCGTCCCGTCGTGCGGCCCTCGCGCACCCGTCCGCCGTCGTCCACCACGGCGTGCGCCTTCCGGCATTCGCCGGGGGCTCGTCCGGGCAGATAGGCGTCGATCCCCGCCGCCTGCAGCGTGTCGACGATGGTTGTCATAGCAGCCATACTGCCTCACCTCATCCGTTAAAAGCGTCGCGGCTCGCCAGCCAGCTCTGATAGCGCATGTACTCCATCAGGGTAAACGCGCCCGCCGCCGTGCCGGTCAAAAGCTGCTTTCGTTTCTGCGTCAGCTCCGCGCGGTTGCGTTTGATGCTGATCCTCGGGCTGCTCCGGCCCTGCAGTGCTGCGTCGCCGAAGCTCGCCTGCACTTCCTCGAAGATGGCTTCCGCCGTCGGCAGGATCACCGCGAAGCGCCCGCCGTGGCCGAACTCCAGATATTCGAGGTAATCAGACGCGGAGAGCGGGCCCTGCTTGTAGTTCGGGGCGACGCCGCCCATATCCACGCGCACCGTGCTGGCCGTCTGCGTGCTGGTGCCGAACAGATGCAGCTCGGCGTTCCCGCGCCGGTTTACCCACGGGTGGCCGCTCTTGGCCTCGCGTTCGAAGGATCCGGCGAGCGATCGCCCATAGGTGCCGACGTTCCGCCGCACCATCTGCTCGATCTCCCGCGTGCCCTTGTCGAAGCCGCTCGTGTCGATCATCATCTTCACGACGCGTTCACCCCGTTCTTGTCCGCCAGCTGCCAGTAGATCCGCGCGACGTCGTTGTTCTGGATGTTCTTCACGGTGTACTCCGTCCCGTCCGACATCACGACGATGTCGCCGTGCCGGGCCTCGGGCGTCGTCCCGCCGATCAACAGGCACACCCAGATCGCGCTGTCGCTCTCAAACCGTTCGCCGCTGGCCGTGATCGACCACTTGCTCGGGCGGTTGAGCCCCTCTCGCCAGATCTCCGCGTCGCCGATCCACGTGCGCTCGTCGCCGGGCTGGCCGTAGGCGTCCACCTCGGGCCGGTACAGCACCGCGGCCTCGCTGGGGAACTGCCGGAGCATCCGCTCCACGTTCCGCCGCACCTGCTGGATGTTGATCATCCGATCACCCGCCTGTTCTTCCATGGCAGCAAGAGCGCCGCCGCGGCTGGCGAGATGGAGGCGACGCCTCCGGCCCCGCCGCCCGTCGGCTGGTAGTACATCATCTGGTAGTCGCTTAGGCGCTCGCTCATCAGCGTCTGGCCGCCGTTCTCCAGCGATTTTTGCGCGCTGCCGACGATCAGCGCCGCGGCCTGCTTCATCGCGCGCGGGATCTCTTCGAGCCCGCCGACGTAGGAGACCTCCACGAGCCCGTCCACCGCCTCGTCGAAGCGGAGGATCCCGTTCTCGCCGTCGAGCTTCCAGTCGGTCACGTTCTTGCCGTCCACGGTCACGCTGCTCACGCTGGCCACGGGATAGCCGTCCAGCAGCACGGTGTCGCCGGCGCGGAAACGCGTCTGCGTGTACGCGCCCCGCTCCAGCTTGCGGCCCAGATGGGCCTCGATCAGGCTGAATGCCGCGTCGATCAGCGCCTCGGCCTGATCCTCATTGAGATCATTCTCGCTGACGCCCGTCATGGTCGCCAGCTCTTCCACGCTCATCAGCGGCATTCAGCTCAACTCCTCTCTTTAGGACGCCTTCTGGGTGATGAACTTGATGGCGTCCGCGTGCAGCAGCTTCGCGTCGTAGCGGCGATAGGCCAGGAAGCCCACCTGACCGCTGGTGGCCGCGATCTCGTTCAGGCGCTGGAAGTACAGGCCGACGCGATCCAGAATGCGGTACTGCTTGAAATCGCCGAAGGCGACGGCCTTCGCGCCGGCGGCCACGGCGGGCATGCTGTCGCTCGTCGCGATGGCGTAGCCCAGCAGGCGGTCGGGCTGACCGGCCTGCAGGCCCGGCTGCCAGATGTACTGCTGGTCGCTGCTCTTCAGCTTGCGGATCAGCTTGATCGTGGAATCGTTCATCAGGAAGGTGCCGTTCTTGCGGTAGCCCGCCGGGACGGCGTAGACCAGGTCGAGCAGCTCGTCGGCGGTGATCGCGGTCGCGCCCGCGGAAGTGAAGGCGGAGGTGCCGCCGGTCAGGATGCCGCTCGGCTGCTTCGTGCCGGTGCCGGAAATGAACTGCTGCTCCTCCAGCTTGGCGAAGGCCCGGCCGAAATCCTCACGGATGAACGCCTCCGTGTTGATGAACATGTCGGCCAGCGCCTCGAACGTGACGTAGCTCAGCGCGCCCGCCTTGTGCGCGCCGAAGGTCTTCTTGTCGAAGCTGGGCGTGCTGGCGGTGAAGTCCGCGCCCTCGTCCACCATGTAGGCGATGGTGTGGGATGCTGTGTACGGGATCTCCACGTCGGAGGAAGA